ACTATGCAGTTATTTTCCCACAATGATTTCACTGTACAAGGTATATAATTTTTATGAATAGCAAGGAAAGACATGAACTAAGGTATCAGAGACGCAAACAAAAACGTCTCGAGAAGAAAAGGAAATTTGATGAAATTTATTGTGATTACAATAAAGTTTTCACGTTTGATAACTTATATCACAGTTACAAACAATGTTGCAAAGGCGTGGGCTGGAAATCCAGTACCCACAAATACAGAACAAATGCTCTGTTAAACGTAAACAACACATATAAGATGTTGCGTGACGGAACATTCAAAACCAAAGGATTTTTCGAGTTTAATATAATCGAACGAGGCAAAGCACGACACATACAAAGCGTTCACATAAGCGAGCGCGTAGTACAAAGATGCTTATGCGATTACAGCCTTGTTCCGTTGCTAAAACGCTCATTCATTTATGATAACGGAGCGTGCATCAAACTTCGGGGAATTGACTTTGCGCTTAACCGAATGAATAGACATTTGGAAAAGTATTATAGGCACTATGGCAACGAGGGTTATGCCCTCGTTTTTGATTTCTCGAAATATTTCAACAGCATAAACCACGAAGTTCTGTTAAAGATTTTGCGAGAAAAAATTACTGACGATAGATTGTACGCTATTGTCAAGCAGTTGGTAGATGACTTTGGCGAGAACGGGCTTGGATTAGGTAGCCAAATCTCACAGAGCTGTGCATTGGCGTTGCCAAACAAAATGGATCACTACATCAAGGAAGAGCTTGGCATTAAGTATTATTGCCGCTACATGGACGATGGGTGTCTTATACATCACAGCAAAGAGCATTTGCAATACTGCTTGAAAAAGATTACGGAGATATGTACCGCGCTTGGTATTAAGCTAAACCAAAAGAAAACCCAAATAGTCAAGCTAAGCCGCGGCATCAACTTTCTTAAGACACATTTTATCTTGACTAAGACGGGGAAGATAGTCCGCAAACCGTACAAGAAGAATATTACGCTTATGCGTAGAAAACTCAAAACGTTCAAACGTTGGGTTAATGAAGGCAAAATGACATTAGAAGACGTTGCGACATCTTGGTGTTCGTGGCGCGGTCATCAACTAAAATTCAACTCATATTGGACGAGACAAAGAATACATGACCTTTACGTGCGATTGTTCTACTGGTCGTGAAATAAAAAATAGCGAGTGTCATTGTCGGCACCCGCTTTAGTAATAGGAGGAAGTTATATGAACTGGCAAGCAATTTTACTTTCGGTAATCAGCATTGTTTTAACCGCTCTGGTAAGCTGGGGCGCGGAACGTCTTATTGCACTCATCAACTCCAAGTTGGCTAACTCGAAGTACGCGAAGTATCTTACGAGCGTAGTTGACGTTATCACACGCGCTGTTAAGACCACATATCAGACTTACGTCGAGACGCTTAAGAATAAAGATATGTTCACGGCAGACGCGCAGAAAGAAGCCCTCTCTAAGGCGGGAGAGATGGCTCTGGCTCAATTGTCTGAAGACTCAAAGGAATGGATTAAGACCAACTTCGGCGATGTCAAGGTGTGGATTTCAAATACTATCGAATCGGTTATCTACGACTTGAAGAATAAGCCTTCCGGAGAAAACACGAATGAAGAAGCTTAAGGCAATAGGCTTTTGGATAGCCTCATTTACGTGGGGTCTTCCTATGACGTTAGTGGGCTGCCTCGTTGCTGTCGCGTTGATGGTGACGGGGCATAAGCCCCACAGATTCCATTACCTCATTTATTTTGAAATAGGGGAAAATTGGGGCGGCTTTGAGTGCGGATGTTTCTTCGTGACAAACAAGAACCCTACATTCAGCATCAGGCGCCACGAAAGCGGGCACGGCTTACAGAATATTATGCTTGGCGTATTTATGCCGTTCTTGGTAAGCATACCGTCTTGCATACGCTATTGGTACAGGGAGATACTTGTACGTAGCGGCAAGAAGAGATATCACGATTTACCAGATTACGATAGCATATGGTTCGAGGGTTGGGCAACGCGGCTCGGCGATAAATATTTCAAAGACTAATCGCGAGGCGACAGATGAGTATCTTTAACGATATAAAACTTGCCTTAGAACAGGCGATAGAGTATGAGCGTGGGCAAGCGTGTGACGAGAGTAAAGAATAAAAAAAATAGGCGATCTATGGATTAGTTTCCACAGGTCGCCTTCTTTTTTCTCCAGAAAGTATTATTTGGCGCAACTTGCTGGAGAGAATATTAGTTTGAATAAAAGGCATCTTTGATATAATTAAACATCAAGCTTAATTGCGTTAAAGTAATAGGTGTCAAGAGCGTAGAGATTTACTTCCTTTTCGCAAGTAAATGAGCCATTAAACTCAATATCGCCGTCCGCGGGTATGCCATTATATTGATTTGAATAGGTAATCTGTATAGCCTTCCCAGAAAGCGCCGCGTCAGTTTTACCTTTGACGGTCAACTTTGCTACATAAGGGTAGAACTTACCTGCGATGCTCTCGTCTTTTGCGATGGTGTTCTTTTTTGTAAGCACTAATTTAGCTTCCGTGATTTGGATGACATAGCGAGTTTCTTCAACTTCTGTCGGGTCATTCGGGTTGGGATAAGTACGCTTAACATATGTGTACGTAAAAGATACATCAGGATAAGCCAAGAATTCGTCTCCGACATTAACTTCTTTGATATTCGGTTGTGATGTGCCGCCATTATTGTCGGCGGGTGATGTTCCGCAGGCGCATAATGTTACCAGCGAAAGCGCAATGAGTAAAGCACAAATAATTTTTTTCATAATAAGTCTCCTTATAATTTTATGTATTATATCACATATCAACCATTAAGTCAATAAAGCTTATCGTTCAACAATAAAAACAGGGCGACCCATAGAAATAGGTACGCCCTTATTTTTTATTCCTTTTCTGAGAATGATACCGCAAGGGGATTCGATAACCTGCCCCCAGACAACCTTTCGATTAACGCTTGTAAGTATGTGAGCGCTTCGTCAACTATGTAATCTGGCGCGATATGCGTTCCTCGTGTCGCTCTATCCATTTCGCCGATAGTGATTGGCTCTGGGATTTTAATGTTAAGTCCTTGTGCTTCTCTTTTAATAAAGTTTTTATGCGCTTGGTCAACACATAGTATGGGTGCATTTGTATATTCACTTATACATAGCAATCTTATCGTTTTGCCACCGCCACGCCTAAGATTATAAATCTTCATAGTGGTTCTCCTTTATTTATAAAGCTGAAATTTTTTGCTTATTAAATGAGCAATGTCATCTTCGAGTGGGCGGAAACCGACGCAAGTAAGAGTTCTGCCGACACCGTTCTCATCAATTTCTTCTGGCTTGAGTTCAGTAAGACAATTATCTTTGATAAGAAAGAAATCCTTTCCTTCAACCAGACCAAGCTCACGAGCCATTGTGATAGCCTTCATAAGATGGTTATAATTCTTTGCCGCGCAGATAGTTTTTGTGAGTATATCACAAATCCATTTATCACAAATACTTGATGGTAAAGTTATAGAAAATGTTTTATTCCCCGTGGCAGTTGATTTAATTATTCTTGATTGGTCTCTAAGTGGTGCAGTTAAAAATGCCATAGAGGCATGGCAGCATTGCGCCGCCAATTTCCCAGCTGACATATTCAAATCTTTTCTTGCTATAATTAACTGTCTCATTGTTCTCTCGTCTAATATTTGTATCATAAGAAATGCTCCTTAATCGCCAGTCTGGCTGCGCCATTTAGCCGCTGTGACACTTTATCGAGTTTCTTGAAGAAGCTATCGTCAGCGGCTATCGACGCTGTAAAGCGCTATTTTGAGGTGCTGCCGAGACCGCCGTTTCTTACTCCGTCTGCATTGTCATCGTCAGTCTTGAAGTACTCAAGGATGATACCCTGAGCGATAGCGTCGCCCTTGTTCACGACGAGCATATCGCCGCGCTTTGAGTCGTTAGTTATCTTAACCCAGATGTGTCCTTCGTTGTTGGAATTGTTGTAGTAGTCTGCGTCGATGATGCCGACCGTGTTATCGAGTTGCGCTCTGTACTTAAACCCAAGACTGCTACGAGGAACAACCATAAGGAACTTATTGTCGTCAAGCGAAACCTTGATACCCGTAGGGAACTTGATAGATTCGCCGGGAGGGAGTTCAAAACCGATGGTGGCATAAATGTCGTAGCCTGCGCTGCACTTCGTAGCGCGGTGAGGAAGTTTTATGTCATCGTAGTCAGCCATATGCTTGCCACCCCATGCGTCCAAGTCATATTGCTTCTTTGAAACTTTTTCAAATTTATTCATTATCTATTACTCCTTAAAAATGCCAACCTTGAGGGTAGCGAATATTCTTTTATTTAAGCGGATAATCCTTTGGTTGGAAGAACCAACGTAGGGTAGGTTTACATCTTTTAATTCCTCGACGAACCGTCCGTCAACAATTGTATCTATATACTGGAAGATTTCTTGCATTTCCTCTGGGATATCTTCGATACGATACCCAGTGTAGAGCCATATATTCTTTTTGGGAAATGTTGCTTTGACTTTTTTACAGAGAGCGAGAAGAGTTGTGTAGTTGCAATGGTGCAACGGATCGCCGCCCGTAAGCGTCAACCCTTGTATGTATGGCTTTGAAAGTTGTTCAAAGATTTCATCTTTCTCAGCCCGTGTAAACGGAATGCCAGAGGATGGGTCGTGCGTCTGTGGGTTGTGACATCCTTTACAGTGATGTTCACAACCCGATACGAAGAGAACAACACGCAGCCCGTCGCCGTTCAACATATTGTCGTGCAAAATATTATGATAGTTCATACGTACCTCACATCGAAATCCTGTCTTTAATTTCAGCGTTCTTTGCGTCGTTGTATCTTGTGCGCCCGTGTACTCTTGTGTAGCCGAGATATCCGTTCATTCGGTCAATCTTTGTGATGAGTTCGCTGTCGCATTTCGGACACTTATCCATATCCAGCTGTTCATACCCGCAGTCTTCACAGTAGGAGAGTGAGAGGTTAACGCCTTCATAGAACCCGAATTCCATTGCTCGTCTGATGAGCGTCTTTATTGCGTCTTTGTTGTACGAGACTGGGTAACGGCAATATTGTATCTTCCCGCCGTTGAACAAATCCCAGAAACGGCGCTCGTAATCTTGCTTTTCAATAGGCGTGATGTCTTCCCATACGCCACAGTGGAAGCTGTTTGAAACGTACAATTTGTCAGATACATTCTGGATGATGCCGTACTTCTTACGGAACTGTTCTACTTGCAGTCCTGCAAGGCTTTCGGCGGGCGTGCCATAGATTGCATACAAGATGCCGTCTTCTTTTTTGAACTCCGCTACCTTGGCGTTGATATGTCTCATAACTTCAAGCGCAAACTCACCGTCTTCAACAATGGACTTTTTGTTATACAGTTGTTGAAGTTCGTTCAGAGCCGTGATGCCGAAGCTCATAGTCATTGGTTTGAGGAGTGGCTTTAACTTGTCATCGGGGCTAAGCGTTCCGCCATAGAAGCCGCCTTGGCAATAGCCAAGAGGATTGGTAGACGCGAGCTTCTCGCCGAGATAGTCGTAAGTCTTTTTATGTAACCCTCTGATGAGTTGCAGATAGTAGTCAAGTGTTTCGTAGAAGTCTCTGTTCTCTTGACGCGCCTTTTGCAATATCATCGGAAGATGCAAGCTGATTGCGCCGAGGTTAAATCTTCCCTCAAAAATCGGCGTATCGTTCTCGTCGGCAGGTTCCATACCGCCACGCTCATACCAAGGCGAGAGTGATGCGCGACATCCCATAAGCGATACGACCTTTCCGTACTTCTTGTACATACTCGGTATGTAGCCTTCGCCTGTGAGCGAAAGGAAGTCTGGATACATAGATTTGCTTGAACATTCAACCGCCGCGTCAAACAAATATTCCATAGGTTTACCTTCGCCATGCAAGTTCTCGTCATACAAGAAAGTGAGCTTAGGAAAGAGCACGGGTTTCTTATGACCTTCTGCGCCCTGACCGCCCGTGCGTGTCCTTAAAATAACTTCCGTAGCCATTTGCTCCCAGCGGCTTGTTCCGATACCGAATGATGTTGCGATGAAAGGGTAGTCGCCACGGCTGCTGCCGACAGTGTTGAAGCGATACTCCCAAGACTGGAAGCCTTGCTCAAAATCGCGGCGCACCTTGCGCTCTGCATATATGTCAGCTTGTTCGTCCACGGTTTTGCCCGAGTTATTCAACGCGGATGCGATTGCATAAAATTCGCGCTTATATTTTTCGTAACTCTTTTGAGCATACGGTGCCAAGATTGTGTCAACGCGAGGGATAGTGAATCCACCGTACTGACAAGCGGCTGCGCTTATCGTGATGTCACTTATAACGTCGAACGCAACATCCAATGTCTTAGGTTCTGTGTACCAAACGTTACCCATTTCAAAGCCGCCGGCAAGAACCTTTGCGATATCAAACAAGCAACAGTTCATCGTATCTAAGCGCGCGGATCTGTCGTGAATGTAAATGTATCCTTCGTTCATAGCCACACGTTCTTCGACGTTCAAGAAGAACTTCTTATAAAGTTCTCCGTTCAGCTCGTTGTAGATGAGACTTCTTTGCGTAGGTACGAGCGCGCTGTCCGTGTTGGCGTTGTCTCTGTCGCCTATGTATCGTATTGTTTGAGACTTCTTAAATACTTTGTCGAGTATGTGTACGAAGTCTTGCTTATAGTTGCGGTAGTCTCTGTAGCTTTTTGCGACTTTCGGGTTAACCTCGTCAAGCGCGGTCTCAACTAATCTGTGCATTTCGAGAATGCTTATCTCTTCTTGTTGAGGGAGCCTTGATTTGACCTTGTCGCATACTTGCCGAATCTCTTCGTCCGTAAATTTTACCAGTACGCGCTCGGCAGATTTGCTGATTGCGTTAATAATTTTTGCGTCGTTGTATTCAGATAATGTTCCGTCTTTTTTAACTATCTTCATTTAGCTATCTCTGTTTTGCCAGCCAAAATTTGGTCGGCATATTCAATTATTTTGTCGTAGGCTTCTTGCCAATTATTTACTCTCACCATACCGTTTGCGTTGGCGTCGAAAGTTTTATTGTGTGATGCGGTCATCAAAATCTTTTTGTACGAACCGCCAAGAAGATTATGTACGCCGTCGTCCACCAAAATGTCAGCATTGATGAGTTGCTTGCTACATATCGTGATAACATTCCACCAAGAAATAAACGGGAAGTATCTATCGAGGATGTATTCCAACTTGCGACGTATTGTTTGATAGTTTGAGTTGGTACAGATATATAACTTAAAGCCCAACTCATTGATACGTGAGAGGTGGTGGATAGCATCTTCTTTTGGTTGTACTGTTCCCCAAAATTCGTCTTCATATAAAGGGGCGTAAACCTCATCTTTACTTAATGATGGGAAGAATTTTTGAACATCCCAACCCGTTATATCGTCAGCCTTAACAGACGTTCCGTGTTTCTTGTTCAACCATTCCGCCCACGCCGGAAGTAAGTTTTCTATCGTGTCGTCCATATCAACCAACAGTGTGATATGAGAGTAATCTTTCGACATTTAATTCTCCTTAATTCGCTGCTCTATGGCGTCCAGAATGCCTACAACGCCGCCATATAAGTCGTCGATGCCTTTGTCATTGAGAAGCGTAAAGTCGCTCTCAATGCCGTCCAGCGCCGTCTCAGACGGATGTCGTTGCTGTTCTTCGGTAAGTGGACTTTTGAAGTCTTTTCTGATGACGCGCACATGGAAAACATTCGCGTCGTCCGCTTTTAACTTTTCGAGTTCGTTGGGGAATCGTGTGTCTGGGATGATGATATAATCCCAAGTATCCTTAAAGAACCCAGTGACCTTAGCGATGAAGTCTACCCAGAAGTCGGGTTCAACTTTTCTGATGACGTTGGTTCCAACTTGCTGTAACAGAGTTCTGCCAGCTTCGTCTTTCTCGCCGTTCCAATTGAAGAACGCTTTGCAGATATACTTGAGCAAGTCTGCTTGGTGTATGACGAGGACGGAATGCCCGCGGATAACGAGTTCGTTCTTAAAGATTTCAGCTGATGTGTCTTTGCCGTTTTGTGCTTTACCAGATATACAAATAAAATTGCGCACTATGTATTCTCCTTATTGTTGTGTTTCTTCGTCTGAGAAGATAAATTCTTTTGCGTAGGGAAGTGAACGCGCCCTCAAAATTAAATACCTGTGTGTTCTCGAATTTCATTGTGTTCCTCGTCGTCTTCTTTATCAAGTTCGTCTATCGTAACTTGGTGGTAACCCTTAGGTTGAGGGAATGGTCTGTAGAGGGTGTGACCGCAGTGGCGGCACTTTATCTTGTCAACCTCGTTCGCAGGGTAGTTTGTAACTTCCACCTTTGTAGAGCCACACTCCGGACAAGCGATTGACAACTTGCCATCTCTTGTAATGCTTAGGCGAAATGATTTCATTATGTATCTCCTTATTTTTTGATGCGGTGAACTGGTATGTAGCCTTTTTCAAAACGCTCTTCCAATTCAAAGATTGTGTACCTATTAAAGGGGCGCGATATCTTGCTTTGAAGCTCTTTCAACTTGTCCCAATATTCTGGCAGGTACTTCCAGTAGTTGTAGAGTTCCCACTGATTTTTGTTTGCACAACACCAGCAAGAAACTCGGTCGAGGATTGAGTAAAGGTCTATGTATCCGTCGCGGCATTTCTCAATCCATTTGATATTGTGTGATTGACAATATTGCAAGCAGTCGGCTTCGCTCATATTCCAATCCGCGAGTGGGAAGCGCTTGTATTCCTTACGTTCCTTTTGAAGTCTCAGCGTTTCGTCGGCGGCTATGCCAACATAGCAAATCGTGTCTTCTTGCTCGCAATACTTGTCAATTGCTATCAGCTTTTCGCTCGTGCCCCAGCGGCAACGTCCGCCGCACCAAGCGTATCCGTATCTTATAATTCCGTCTTTGCGTGACTTGTGTGGCTGCTCAAACATCGTGTATAAGAACGGACACTTGGGGCGAAGAGTAGTGCATTTAATTCCGCGCTCCTGCGCATATTTCGTTAACTGCTCCCAGTTGTAGTAGATTGATTGAAACTCCATACCCGTATCGTAGAAGACGATCTCATCGAGCGGGAGTTGTTGTTCTATAATTTTGTAGACCATAGCAAGACTATCCTTGCCACAGCTGCAACTTGCGATATACCTCATAAAATCTCCTTAATAAATTTTTTCTCAAATCTATTAAGGATGCTCCGATGGCTTCCCGTGCCGCAGTAGACTTTACGACGCTATTTGAATCAGAG